CGGCTACAACAGCGCAAAGGGGAACCATCGTTCCCGTAGTAGGGTTGCCTTCTAGTGACATATTACCTACAGTGCCCAATATTACAGTGACTTCACCAACAATCCGGGTGATAGCCACTCGCCCACCAAGGACGGTGAAGATTGCCGCTGCCGTAGTCTGGGGTAAAGTAGCGGTGGCCCGGTCAACCTTCTTGCCTAATAAAAGTTTCCTTAATGCCTTCCCAGCGATATAGTCGCTCATATTTACCTCCTTATTTTTATTTTATTTGGGGGGACGATAGAGTTCATCCCCCAGAGCCTTTAGTCCCTTACACTATTGCCGTAGGCGGCACATTCTGGGCGTGTCTCGGTTGTGACAGGATTGCCACCGCACTTACAAACAGAGCACTAGCATCGGCATCTATGTTGAATGTCACCCAGGGATAGCCATCGGTCAGCTCGCTGTCATCTATCTCTACCACCAGCATGTGGTTTAGATAAGTGGCTCCTGTCAATTCCAGGCCCGTGGCCGCTACAGTTGTTTTTACCTCAGCCGCCAATTTATCAGCGTCGGCCGCAGCCGCAATAGCCGCCGAAGTCCAGCGATAACTGAAGTTTATTGCCGTGGTTTTAGCTCCTACCGTTTTACCTTCATAGAATAAAAGGTCTGAATCCCCGGTCAGCGCACCGAGTATAATCAGTATCGTTGCATGTCCGTAGTTCTCCATTGAAAAGGAATCGCTGTCCTTGCCTGCTGAGTTATGGTCTGCTGGTGCAATCAAGGGAACTATTTTAGTTTGTTCTGCTAATCTCATCGTTTTTTACCTCCTGTTTTTAGTCAAAGGGCTTATTCTCGTGACGCTATAGCCACAAACGGGCTCAAAGTCTTGGTGGCTCCGCCTTTATATGGAGTCAAGGGTAAGTTCCAAATAGGCTGCCCATCCACACGATAGACAAAACGAAATACAGTCTCATCGGTAACAAACTGTACGTGAATGGACGAAGCAGTCTGTATCCCACTTTTGTCGGCCATTACATACTGGCTCAAGTCAGCCAGAATTATGTCGCCGACAGTTCCCAGGGTCGCACACTGCTCGATAGGAACTACTGGCCTGCCTATCAAAGTTCCATAAGGTAAGCCACTAAGCCCATTAGCCGGCATATAGACGGGAACTCCGCCGGTGCCTACCGCTAAACTCATGGTAAACAACTGAGGCTCGATGTCCTGGTTAATCAACCAGATTGCGTTCCGCCTGCTCCTTGCCCACATTCGGGACCACACCTTCACGATGTTCTCGGCCAGAATAGTAGCCGCAGGCTGTCCAGTCTCCGCAGCCACGCTAACCAAGGCACCACCATTCAGTATCCCTAAGGGCTGCCCGGCACCGGTGCCGTTTATAATGGCATCATCAACCATAAAACCGAACTCTTCGCTGAAAGCCTGCATTATTACAGACTCCAGAGCAGCGGCATCCTGCAAAAGTTCGTCAGTTGCATAGCACAGCCCAATCAGCTTGTTGAGATTTAACTCTAACTTGCGGAACTTCGGCTTAGTCGCCTGTTTTGTTCCTGCCTCAGCCAGCCAGTAAGCCAGCACGCCACCCCAGCGAGAACCCGCTGCCCGGGAAGTTTCGTCTATCGCATTTATTCTGATGCTGTTAGCACCACTACTGATAGGGAGTTTGCGGCAACGGTTTGCCAGAACGCCGGTTTCATAGGTCCGCTTCAATAGCTCGGTTGAGAAATCGGTCTGCACCAGAAAGCCACCCTCAGAAGGCGTACCCTCTGAAAGCCCTGTTGCCCGGGTAGTCAACCTCGGGTCAATCTTGCCGCCTGATTTAGCTGCTTCAACCACAGCCATCAACTGCTCGCCAAAGCTCCTGAAACTCTCCTCTTTGTTCTCGGGATCAGGCTTGATCGGCTCTTTGGTCATAGCCTCAATCTCCGGCTGCAAGCCCTTTAGCTGCACATACTGGTCGCGTTCTCGCCCTAATTTAGCTATGTGCGTTTTTAGCTCCTCCAACCTCGCATCCTCTTCCTCGGTGGTGTCTCGCTTTTCGGTCCCAGCCTTCGCAAAAATGGCAAGTCCCTCAGTCCTTGCCTCGTCTATCTTGGCTTGATATTCAAGATATTTTTCCACTTTTAACCTCCTTATTTGTTTCTTGTGTTGCTATATCCCATTGCCCATGCTTCTTTTCCAGACGCTCAACATACCCCTCATCGGGAGTACCCTGGCCGTCCAAATCGTGCTCGGGAAGGTAGCTATTCAATACATCGATAGCCTGCTTGACTACCGCTATATCTTCATCGTTTGTCGCCGTTTTCTTTTCCATGATCACAGCTAATTTCTCCACATCTAATCCAGCCTCTTCAAGAAATGACCGAACTTTCACATCCGTCTGCGGATAGGCTGGATATGTAACTGGCGATACATCAAATAAATCGACTTCCTCCAATGTCCTTATACTTTCCTTTTTGTCTTGATTCTCCCATGAATCCTTGATAGTCTTAAAAGCAAAACTCATTTGAGTAATATCGCCCCGATTGATAGATACCATTAAATCTTTAGCATAGCTGGTATCTGGTGGGTCAACCTCAATAGCTAACCCCTTTTCATCTTCCTCTAATATCAGTGTCCCTGCTTTATTCCGACCGAGAACATAATTGGGATCGTGGTTGAATAAAGCTCGGATATCCGATTTCTTAATGGTCTTGGCAAAGGCACCGGATGCTATCTTTTCTCGGAATCCACCCAAGTCTTCTGATAGCCTGTCGAATACGGCGGCATGCCCTTTTATTTTAGGCTTATCATCCTCTGACCTGACTTCGATATCGTCAAGAGTGAATGTTCTTACCTCTCGTTCTTTATTCATATCTTGTTCCTCCGTTAAATCAACGATTTCTGTTCCGTCAATAATGGCTATATTTCCCTTTTTTTTATGGTCTGCAACCCACTTCTTAGCCTTCGCCATCGTCCATCCCTTATCCTTCTGGAATAAATAGGTGGCAACTTTCTTTTCCTTGCCGCAATAGAGTGCCTTGATACCTTCGTCCTTTGAGATGACAATCGTTGCCGTAATGTCACACTCCGCTATTGGTATCCTTATGTACTTATCGGTTTCTTCAGGCATGATCCCTCCAATTTAATATAGAATTGTTCCTCGATAATTTCTTCGCCATCGCAATAATAATGACAGTCACCACGTTCAAATTTCCTGTAACCATCTTGAGGTTTAATTTCTCTAATATCAGCTTTCGCTTCAAGTAATGGCATTACTTAGCCCTCCCTATTTTCAATTTCCGTCTCCGTGCCCTATTCATCGGCACTTCCTTGACTACTTCCCCCTCTTTGTTTATAAAGCGGACTATTTTTGTAGGCGATGGTGTGAATTTCATAATCTCCTAACCCTAAGATTTCCAAATAAATATTGCGTTGCTTTATCTGCCTGAAATATATCCTCTGCTTTATTACCTAGCCAAAAATACTGACAAGCAAAGGCTTCTGCAAAAGCTTCTGTCCTGTGAGTTTTTGCATATTTATTTACAGGTAAAGCTTCATGCTCAAACCCCAATATTTCATCAAGACAATGCCCTAATTCGTGGATTATCACATAAGGTTTGGCATCATCTAATAATGGTAAGACAATAGTGGTTTGTTCTCGTTTATTTATGGCATGCCATGGATATGAGACATGGGCGGTACTGCGATATGACCTATTATCATCAGTGTCGTCATATCTATGTAATCCCGCATAAACAGGGTCAGTTCCAGTAAAGAAATGAACACATTTAAGCATATCGGCAACTCTTATAGGCAACAAATTAAATGCCCAACTAATAGCGGCAGAATATTCGTAGCTTGTTAATCTCTGCATTAAGTCCTATCCAGGCACTATCTGGCACACGCACCCTTGATGTAATGGCGGATGCGTTGTCGGTCGGTATAGTTGTATCTCTGAGCCACTCTCCGATTCTAGTTTGTCCCCTTCAGCCAGGAACGGCTTATCTATGCCCACTACTTTCCCGTTCATTTCCTGGCATAGCGGACAGCTCTTGCTTCCTAATGCTACCCATCGCAGCCTTATGATTCCTGCACCAGAGAACACCACTTTTGCCACCGCATTGCTTAATTGGATAGTTTCGTTCATTGCCACTTTGCCTGCCCTCGTTTCCTCCCATTCATTCAATCGTGTGGTTATTACCTCAGCAGGCTCCTCTTCCTTTTCTACCGCCTCCCTGATAAGAGCCTGAAGTTGTCCCTTTGACGATTTCGTATATCTTCCGTTAAACACCGAGGCATATTGCTTCAGGAAACTTTCTAATTCTGGCGTCATAACCGCCTCGGCATTTACCTCTTCGGAGGCTATTGCCTGTATTGCCTCAGCCAA